GTATCTGGACCGATTCCGGTTGTTGATGCTGGCACTAAAATATACAACGCAGCCATACCGTATGTTGATGGGCGCCCAGTATATTTATATCCTAATGCCCTACCGTGTCTCAAAATATTATTAAACTGGTACGAAGTGTCAAGGAAGGACTCGTTTACATTATAATCTAGATAAAAAGAAAGTTGATCACCGATATAGGAAACTGCGTCTATCATTAATGAACCAAAAGATGCTTCACTAAAATCTTGAAAAGAATCTGGATAAAGCCTTTCTGCTATTTCCAGCAAGTCGCTTCTAATCGATTCAAAATCGCGACTTGTGTAGTCGATAGGTAATATTTTTTTCTGCTCATCTGCCATAAAAAGCCTCTTTTTAAATAGTAAATTTTAATAAATCTGTTATACCAATATTTGGAATTGAATAAACTATTCTAACTCCTAAAGTGTTTCTGTCGGGATCGCTTGTGTCAAAATCTACCTGAAGAATTGACACTGCTGGCATAAATTCTTTTACTTGCATGCGAATATTCGCTGATATATCCCCGTATGTTTCTTCATTGAAGTTTTCAAACAAATACTGTCGCATTCCAACACCAAACTCGGGTTCCATTATCCTTTCCCCAGGCGCGGTTAAAATAAGCATTTTTAAATTTTGTTTTATAAGGGTATTAAAATCCTTAACCATCGCGAAGCCATCAGCGGTATCGCGTGTAATTGGTAATTTTACTGCCAGCGAAGACATATATTTTCCTCTAGTAATAAATAGAGTGATTGTTTTTTTACGCTATAAAGAATCTCAGTCTCGTCCGTTACACATTTCCCCATCAGCATTAAACGGACTAGATCTTAGCCTACCGCGCTGCCACCACGGCAACATACTCTTACCTGGGACGGGGAACATAGCAGCTTTCAAATTCTTCAGGAACAGGTTGGACGGCTTTTCATCTTCTCCAAGCAAATCATCTCCGGGGCGATAATCACGCGAATAATAGTAAGTTTTAAAAAGCTTTTTAATTCTGTAGACACTATTCCTTAAAAGCCTTCGATCCCACTCATCCCAAGTTGTTCTCCACCATCCCGCTAAAGGAGCATCCCCTCGATCTGAAAAATGTGCCCAGCCTTCGTTACCTGTGACTCCACTCTTGTTTGGATCAAAAGAAACAATTTCATATTCAACAGCGTCATCATACCACGGTACTCTAAATGGCAATAGGGCGTCCCTCATTGCTTCAGACATTTCGCTCCATGGGATTTCTTTTTCTAGAACATCGCGATGAATATAGGCGCGTGCTCCAGGTTTGACTTTTACTTGAGTGAATGGAGTTTCAGCTAGCCAATGCTTTGGATTGGAGACGTCTCCTGCATCAACTCCCATAAGAGCTAGCAGTTTTCCACCAAGCCCAGTTGGGAGCCACATAGTGTCGTCTCCAGAGCCTGGAGTGACTTCACCTAGAGATGACATGATTCCAAAATCATTATAAATCGCCCAGATTGCTGTAACTTTCTTAAGAGGGAAGATGTAGTTTGTCATTAATTTATATCTTTCGTCTTCTTTTAATTTTTTCAATAAACACATTAAAAGTTTACTGCTAGGCTGCATGATGTTCCACTGGTTTATCTTAACATCTAATGAATCTACTTCTACAGATGTTATTTCTTTCTTCATTCCGTGAACATAATAGAAAGCAAGCCCATAACGAACACCAATGTTGCCCTTAATACCAACTTCCACTCCCGCATCGTTATGTACCAACTGCAGGGTTCCTGGATATACATCTGAAATTCTAAGCTCGCCATCGTTTCCTCTAATAGTCGTACGTGCTTGAGCAGGAGTCATTCTAGTGCCGTTAATCGACACATATTGTTCTATTGCATAAGGCTTAGATTGGCTTCCCTGTGTGGCTTCACCTAAGCCCGGTACTGTCCCAATATAGGCTTTTTCGGTTTTAATTTTAGGATATGGAGAACTCTGCCTTTCTCTTGCTTCACCGGGGCTATATGAAGATCTTTCGGCGCCGGTGTGAGTGGCATCAACATCAACCGATTCTTCTAAGTAGGTTTCAGTTCCTACTGCAACTAAGTTGTCCACGGGTGTCAAAACATCGTGAGGCTCCGCGTTGTGTTGTTCGCCCGTCATATAAATGACATCCCCCTCTTCATCTATGTGTCCGTGGTAATATCCAATGTATTCATCAGCGTAAGAGAATTCATCATTTGGATTTTTATTTATCGCAATTCTAAATTCTGATCCTTGTGTGTAATAAGGACCTGGCCAAGAAACACCTTCGCCACGGGGATCAGGATTATCAGGCGTTGGCAATGCCTGAATTATTTCCACTTCCTCGGGCCCGCCGAAGAATAGTGGACCGTCTACGGAGCCTGGAAAACCTCCGGCGCCTGTGTTTGATGAATTCATTTCTTGAAAAATGTAGTAGTCTAAATCAAATATACGAGGATTAAAACCATATTGTCTCATGTTTTCGACAAGTTTTTTGCCCATTTTTGTTAATTCAAAATTAACCAATTGTTGTAATATCAGTTTCGCATGTTCCTCTACTGATTGAATAGCTTCAAAATTTTCATCAGAGCGATATCCTTTCAGAGACTGAAAGAACCCAGCTTCACCTGACATTTTTGCATCCCACAATCCTTGTACTGTCTGTTTTGCTTCTTTCCCTTCTGAATTGGTGTAGTTACGAGTGTATGTGGGGCGCATCGGGAATTCATACTCTGTCTGCAAATCATTAATAGTGTCGAAAGATTTCTGCAAATATCCCCCAGCTCTTGGCAATTCTATTTCGCCGGCTTCTACTAAGAAATTATAACATTCAACCGATTGCTCAAGAAAGCCATACCAAAACTCATCATCCTTGAACGATTGAGCCCAACCCCAAAAGCCATCCGGGGCATTACGGAAATCTTCTTCCATTCTTTCTGTAATATATGCCGCGTAAATACTACTGAAATTGTCTGGAAATTTTGGCATAATTTGAGAAAATGTACCCATTGCTTTAAAAAGGTGCGTTGATGCATATACTCTAATAGCAGCCATAATTAAAGAATACATTCCTGTTTTTCCAGCACGTGTCATAATTCTCTTAAATGGTACCTCTCGCACACATTCTTTATCTTGGTTAAGTCTAGGATCATCAGACATCTTTGGAAAATGCTCTTGAATGAAATCTTCAATTTCTCCAAAATCAACCAAATCCACAGAATGTGGCTTACATGCAGTATTCTCGGGGAAAAATACTTGCACAAAGCCCATCCACCCCTTATATCTCAGGGGCTTAACATGTAGGTTTGGCTTAGTATAACTTCCGCCATATATTGCAGGATTTAAATAAATGACTCTTGGATTTTTAGGATTATTATATTGATCCCAGCTTACTCCCAGTTCCATATCTTCTTCTTCAAATCCAGCAGTCCAATAAGGAATCCACTCGCCATCTATGACGACACCGTAGCGAATGTCATCTTGAGTTAGATAATCATAATCAGCACCATATAACCATCCTCCACTTTTATTTTGTGGATCTCCAATCTCTAAAGCTAGTTGTCTAAACATGCTATTCATAGTAGAGTTATAGCGTTGTTTTGCTTCGGTTTGACTCAAGCCTGTCATATCCGACAAAAGAAGAATCGGAGGCGAGTTATTTGGGAGTGCAGATTTGATTACTGAAAACTGTGGATAATCCGATAGCTGTGGCCAGTCAGTGGCGCTTTGCATTTTATCTGGATCGGGTTCTACGTAGAACACATCTAGCCCATCATCAACAGAAAGGAACTCGAACTCTCTAATTCTGTGAACTTCCTCTGCCCATCGCAATGCTAATATTTTCAAATTTCTTATAATAAGTTGGGTAAATGGCATCAAAATCAAATTTATCACCGATTCAATTGCCCAACCTACAATTGGAATTCCTTCAATCCAGTTTGGCAGATCGAAAGGTTCCATTTTCGACATTTCATCTTCTAGAGCTTTACCTAACGGCCCTAAGTGATCAGAGGCGTAGTTTACCTTTTCAATAATTTCCATTCTCATATTATCGTCAAAACGATTGAGTATTTTACCGTCTTCGTTTTTATGTATGTCATTAAAGTAGCACTGTAGCTCATATCCATAAGACCATTGTGTTCCCCAATAACCTCCAGGAGCAAAAGATGATGCCTTACCTCCTTCATTGGTTGATATGTAATTGCCAGATTGACTTTTAGGACCATAACGCATGCCGGCAGCATTGTCTCTAAAGTCCAACACAATGTCACAACCTAATTCTTCGGGAGTGTAAAGCGGGCGCCCAGTTGAAGAACTTCCTTCTTTTGAACCGTTTACTCTTATTCCTGTTCCTTTTCTGGGTTCTCGGGTTACCACTACCTGATCTCTACTTTTGTCTTCTCTAATTGTGGTGTTGTATCCAAAATCAGGAACCATAAACAAATTCACACCTTGCGTTAAGGATCCAAAAAAGTTATTATATTGAAGTTTTTCAAAATCTATACGGAAAGTTTGTGCGCCGGTTGAGCCATTAACGCTCCTAAATCCCATACTATCTCCCACCAATGAATTCCGTAAATCATTACCCATTGATGTCAAACTGTAGAATCCTGGCTTGATGACAAAATTTGATCTCTCGCCGTCGCTCATACCGGCATTCAAAAATTGCCTCTTCATCCATTCCCCAACGTAATAAGGATATTGTCCATATTGCCCACTAAATCCTTGACTAAATTGGAAGAACGAAAACAGTCCAGTCGTTGATTCTCCCCCATTTGGAAGGTTAGTCGCATAATTTACATATGCTTTGCTATTTGAAGATTTAGCATGGTGACTTGTAAGAGCAAATCCGTGTGTGTCTGCTAACATTAGATTCATGAAACCCCACTGTGAGTCACTGTTCCAAAAGTTACCATTACCCATCATGTCTTTTCCGTAATCAATTTTCAACATCTCTAAATCGCCGCCAAGAGCAAAAGCGCCGAGGGCGGCTTGTTGCGGAGACTCAAAAGGAAATATACCATCTTCGCAACCGGGCTCACTAATCAATGGAGGTAGATTTTTTATAATGTGATTTCCAAGTCCGCCTTGTAAGATATCCGACAAATCTCCAAGATCTTCCAGTGTATCTTCTCTAATATTACAGAACATTTCATGACATTGCTCGGGCGTAGCTCTCCCTTCTAGCAGTTCACATCTTAAAGCCTTAAATTGCTCAATTTGCTCAGGTGTAGAACACATGCTTGGATTGATAGGCATCATATCCGGACCTTCTCCGGTTACGTCTACATCCCAAATATTTCTATTTGCAGCATCTTCAAGCTGTGCGCGAGCATCTACTGGAATGAGGTTGCCTATGTTTTTGAAAAACCTTCCGACGGAGTTTCTATTAGGAATTCCTTCTCTAAATTCAGGGTACTCATATTCGATCAAGTGATCTACAATCTCTAAGAATATTGGAGATGGGCTGCCTAAAAGAGCATTTGTCATTTCAGAAGTTGTCACAGAAGAGGATAAGTCTATACCAAACTGAAGTGTTCTGTCTCTATTGGCAAACGCTGCAGAGCCAAGTCCGAGCTGGCTCATGAGATCTAAAATAGTATCTTCCACCTGCTTATCATCAGCTTCCGGTCCACAAATAGTTTCTTTAATTACATCTGCTAAGTCTGCAGTGCCGGCAATTGCACCAGGAAGGGCTCCGATGATTGCCCCACCGACTTCAAGTGCTTTACAAATTGCATTTCCAATTAACTCACAAATCTTTACCATTAATACCATTAATATTTTCCAAACAAGTTGCATAATAATAAACTTTGCAATTATCCATATAGCTTGCGTAATATCTGCAAAATCAGGAAAATATTGTAAGGGGCTCTCAAGTCTTGGAAGAGTGAATTCCATCATCCCATTGCAAAATGGGAAAATAATTGATTTAATGAAATCTGGGAAAGAAGGATTGAGGAGTGGCGGGTTTGGGCAATCCAACATTCCTATAATAGCAGCGATAATCTGTGAACCTGGGAATTTATTAAGTTCATCGAGCAATTCAAAAAGATTGTCACTATAATATTCAAGGAGAGCTTTTATATAAGCCTGCATAATGTTGTCCACAGGGATTCCATTTAAGCCACCAGCAGCGCGATCATTTTGTTGCACCAAGGTTCTTTCATATTTTCCAGGAGCATTTCTTTGGGTATTGGGCGTAGGCACCATTCCTTCAAAGTTGTCTTCCTTGAGTTCTTCTCTCTCTTTATCAATAACTGACTGTACTTCCCATGGCTTAGGAATCGCACCTGTATTTGTAGAGAAGAAGCTTCCCTCTTTTAATTGTTTCTCCACCATAGCACCAAGCTCTCTCTGCTTGTGCTCTGGAAGTCCTCCAAAAAGATCTCCAAATTGTTCAATGCCCATGTTTTGAAGTGCTGCCATTAGCATCTTTGAAAGAGCTTCATCGAGGGTTAGTCCACCCGTTAAGCACTGAATTACAGATTGCAACAGATCGAAGAGTCCGCATATTTTTATTCTTTGAAAGCCAAACTTATACATGGTTGCCATAAGAGATGAAACACTACCTAAGTTCGAACTCGATGCAACAACCGACATACACAACATAACGAACACATTGTCATCTTTCGAAAGCTTGGCAAACGCTTGCTCGGATGCCATTCCATATGCCTTAGTCATATCCATAGAGCCGTCGCCTGGATATAGTCCTGCTAAAAAGTCGTCAGACAGTGATTCGTTAATGCTGTCTCTGCATATAGACTTTCTCCAAAGATAAGCAACAGCGTCACCTATACTAAAGACTTCATCTAAAATATCTTGCCCTAATTCTTTAAACTCATCAGCAAGAGCATCAGCTACACAGGAGCCAATAGTTTGCTCAGTATTCTCTTCTTTTATATCAAAAAATATTGTTGGATATGTATACTTTTCAATAAAATCTTGCCATGGAGTTTGAACACGAGCGTTTAATTCACGAGCCATCTGAGGTAATTTGGTGAAATATGCCACGGCGGTTTGATCTTTCCAAGGCGATTGAGATCTCAAAGGCCTAAGTTTCTTTTTACCAAAATAGAAAGGTTTATTGCCGCAACCAACTGTCCATACTCTCATAGACTGCAATTCATAATCATCAAAAACAAACTTTAATTTGGTTACAAGCGCATCTGTACTAAAGATTCCAAAAAATTGTCCGGGTAATCTGAAATTCTTTGAGTCAAGGAAGGCTTCCAAATCGTTCATGAGAGAATGCATAATGCCTTCTCCCAAAAATCCAGCATCGCCATAATCTTCAAGATTAAAAATCGTACGATTTGCTTTATAGTACGCGTTACCTTCACCTATTGAACGATAAACTTTAAGGAGCCTGCCGTACATATCGAGCCCCTTTCTAACTCTGATAATTTGAGTAGTCAGTTGGGCAGCATTGAATGTTACCTTAATCGTTCCCGGTTCCTCATCTTCAAATGGCTCGGCTTCTGGCTCGGCATCGGGCAGTTCATATATTACGTCAAAAGGAACTGAATATAATAATTTTAACCTTGTATTTGGATGTGGATCTAAATCATATCTATCGTAAAATATATGTTCTCGAACTTTTTCTTTAGAAGAAAAACTTTCATCTTTATCGTAAAAATTTAAAATGCTATCGATTGCTTCTTCTTCAAATTCTTTGAAATTATCGTCTACATCTGGCTTTATTGTTGTATAAGGAGTAACTTTTGTTACTTGATAAAGACACTTTTTCTCATTAAGAAATGGCTCATCAATATTTCTATTAAGCCATTGAGGATTAATAGCGGCAGGATTGGGAGTACATGGACCCTTACACGGTGATTCAGGGGTTGTAATTAAATCATCACAAACGTCAATCAATCCGTCGTTATCGACATCCTGAAACCTTAAAAATTTTGATTCTGCCATTTTGTTTTCCTGTTCTTGATTATTAAGTTAAAAATATGTTTGGACTATTAATATATCTATATCCCGAAGGAACAAGATAGTATTGCTCCCACATTGTTGCCTTAACTCGGGTTGCCCATAAATTTTGCAATGCAAAAGAAAGCATACCGCCGGCAGCAGGTGGTCCTTGAGCAGCGTTCCATGGGCGCCAAGGATCAATTGAGTTTGTTATATTATAGCCAGTCTGAATTAAACACAAGTTGTAGACTGCAGACCATACGTTGCCCATTATTTCATTTAGTTCAGTTAGTGCTTTAGTTAAATTCTCTCCCTTAACTGCTGCCTGTAGGTATGGCACCGTTTCGATGGGATTTTTCAACCCTCCATACACCCATTTTTCTTCAGAATAATTTCCAGCAATTAATTCTATAGTAGGAGCAATTGTGCTTTTTCCACCAAAGGCATTCGTTTCTCCGCGAGAGCCATGTCCTTCGAAGCCGCCGCCCCTACCTGTGCACAATTTAAAACTATTTCTAGCTATAATTCTCACATCGTCTGCTTTTATACCAATACCGGCGCCGGGACGAGTTCTTCCAGGAACACCGGAAGCAATACCAAAGTTTTCATCAATTTTTGTTAGCTGACTTATGTATATTCTTGCAGCATCCGCAGAGAACATGTTAGAAACAACCGATCCTTCTTTTGGACCTTCTCCACCCTTAGCACTAGCACCTCTACCGACAACTAAGTCTATGGTAGCAGAATTTTGATATCCCCTAGCGCCAAAGCCACTAAAAATTGTACTGGGGCGATCGGTACCCAAAACAATTGATGCGCCGGCGTGCTGAATCATTGATTCACCTGCAGCTAATTTAAACTGCAATGGCTTGTTGGGCACCAGAGTGTGGAATATTCCAGAATCAGCTGGAACACCAATTACGGTACCCGGATTTTCTTTAATTGTAGTATAGAGAGTAGATTGTCCACCAACAGGAGTAAATGCTGGCTTTTTTGGATCAAAAGACATAAATATTACCTTTTATATTATATAAGTATCAAAAAAAACGTTTTTTGTATAGTTTAACTGAGTTATCAATAAACCATTTTATGCTTCGCTTTCTCCAAATTCATCATCATATCCCCCAGTATCGCTTTCACCGAGTTCTTCTGAGGCAGCGGTGGCACCGCCATAGTCTGGCTGTAACGCCAGTAAAGAATTGCGAAATTGTGTTACTGTGCTGTTCCAGTTTCTTTCAATTACTGTTCCATCCCTGACTATTCTTCCCGTTGCTTTTAGCTGCACTAATTCAGTTTTTGTTAATTGAGTATTCCAATTAGAATAATAATTCCAAGTTAACGTTTCCGCATCTTCAGAAACACTATTGCCGGCAAGCTTCTTATATCCTCTAGCCATTTTTTTCTCAATTATTTTACTAAACGCAGTAATTCCTTTTTCCAGAGTATCAAATCCAGCAAAAATTCTCTGTTCATTTCCACTGTCTAAGAAACAAGTTTGATAATCAAAATCGCTTTTTTTGGTACCAGAAAATCCTCTCTTATTGTCCAACTGTATGCCGGCGACGTTATTTGCAGGAAACTTAAAGCCGGGCTGCTCTTTGTTTAAAAAAGCCCACATTGTTTTTCTTAAATCCCTATTGCTTACTGTGGAATTGACAGCATTTAAAACTTGCTGTCTAGAATAAGAGAAAAATCTGGTAGGTTTTTTTGGCAAGTCTGGATATATCGATGGGCGGCATTTTTCAAACGTTGGATCATCCTTGGTGCCGCCGCGAGATGATTGCCCTGGGAGAGCACCGCCCTCTTCAAGATATTGAAAATTGTTTACCAAAGGTGAGCCTCCAGATTCATTAAAATTAGAACCCCCTATTCCTTGCCCAGATATTCCTCGTTGATATTCCCCCATTTGCATATTTGGGGCATTACCCGTACCATTTTTTGGTAATCGAACTTCAATAATATCTCCTTGAGCTGGCGGAGTTACATTAAGAGAATATCTTGCCGTTACTGTAGTGTGGAGTGAAACTATTGAATCTCTCCAACTGTCACCATATCTCTCTGATGCTGGGCCATTAATGAATGAGGGATCTAAAGGATCAGGTAGATATTTATGAGGTGAATTTTCTCCTAATATTCTTACCTTTAATTTGTAATTAACACCCGAAGCTTGTTGCGCAGACTTTAGTTTTGTTGCAGTACCATGCGTAGCACCTTCCGTTACTGTCATTTCTTTTGCTACCGTTAGCACAACTGCAGTGAAAACATCTTTATCGCTATAGGCATCAAATTTAATCGCTTCCGCGATTGAATACCTCATTAAGTCCAGTTTTCCGTCTACGGTAGATAAACCTTTTTTGTCTAAAAAATCTTTAGCCACTGTTAGATGTACCTTGAATTATATCGTACAAATTAGTTTTGTCTTCATCGCTCAACTCTTCCGATAATGTAGCGTTTTTTTGCTTTATATTGATAATTTTCACAAGCTGCTCATTAGAACGCTGCATTGTTTCAATGTGCTTGGCGGCAACAGGACTTAGACTTCTGTTATTATCAGAGTCTGCAGCTATTTGATTTGCTATTTCATTTAAGAATTCTTTAGCAATTTTTCTATCACTGCGGATATTTTCCAGTGCTTCTCCTATGAGATTATCTAAATTTTCGTTGCTCATATGTCGCCGTTCTCCCAGCCTGACTTGAAATTTGTATAACGCTTTCTAAATTTTTTTAATGAATTTACGATTTGTTTGGTGTTTAATCCTGTTATTTCTCGCAGGTAAAGATAAATAGCTTTCTTGTTAAAAATTTCTATATCATCTTTAGATTCAAAAAGTATATTAATCGCCTTATACACTTTTAAATCATTGTCTTTCATTTGATTTTCATCCCAAGATTTAATCTCTTCGTGAAAAGATTTCCAAAATTCCGCGGTTTCTCTCTCTTTGATGTACGAATCATCTGTAGACAGATATTGTTCTTCGTAGTGTTTTGCTATATTATCAAAATCAACTTCTCGCATATTGCGCTTCTGTTGTCTTTTTACTTTATGTATAAACCAGTTTTTTGTGATTACGCTAAAATACGAAAAGGCTTTGGAGCCTTTGCTTTGATCATACTTGTCTAATATTGTCATTAGCCAAATTTTACATTCATCCCTTAAGGAGTCTATATTTGGTAAATTAGTGAACTTATAAGTAAAAACGATCTTGTCAACCATTTCATTAAATGCCGGCTGGATGTACGTTACATAAAGCTCTGTTCTTTCTCTGATACACGTAGATTTTGAATATCTAACAATCGCATCTTCATGTACTTTTGTAAAATAATGATTTTTCTTTCTTCTAGCTCTAGTTTTGGGTTTCGGGCTCAATTTCTATTTCCTTTGTCTCTGATTCTACTACTACGTCTTCTTCCGTTAGTGCATAAATATACTCAAACGTATCTAAATATTCATTAAAAGAGCGAGCGTGATTCATCAAATGTTGTAAAGTATCATCTCCATAAAACATTTCTAATTCATAAACCTCTTTTGTGTGAGCAGCTAAAGAGTCTGCCATATCTTTGAGATCACCCAACTCGGATGATACAGAAAGCAATTGTAAGACTACATTTCTCGCATATAAAAACACGCCTATATTAAAAAATATTGACAATGTTGATACACATATTAGGATTATTTCTAGTTTAGTCATGATAAGTTCTCCGGCTCATAATCAAATAATGAAAAATCCTCTCTGTAGTATTCTATAAAGCCGCGGTGCATGTCGGGTTCTTTTCTCAAAATATCATAAAACACTTCTTTATAAGATTGCGAGTTAATAGTCGACTCTGATGGGTTTCTGTGAACCATGTTTGCTGGATCTGGCATGCCGTTAGCATCTAAAAAATCACCCTCATGTTGAGTAACAAGACTAACTTTTTTTGTGCGGGATATGTTATGTTCTTGCATAAAACGCCATAATTCATTGTAATAATCCTCACATTGATACAAATGTGTCGTGTCGTTGTGCCACGTGGTTTGGGGCAAAAACATGCGATCTAGTTTTTTTGGATCTGTTTCAAATTCGTAATCCGTTGGTGCTTGTACTTTTCTTTCTATAATATATTGCAATGCTTTGTGGACACTGTTTTGAAAATCATCCATTCCAACCGAAAGGTTCCGTTTGGGGGAAGTATCCCACCCGCTCTTGTGGCGCTTGTTCTTATCATTAAACAGAAGAGTATCTTTCGGCGTGCGCCACTTAACAATACTTACAAATCTGGAGTATGGATTACGTGTGAAGCAGAATGTGCTATGGTTAGCATATTTTGGCAAAGATGTTATTTGTGGCGCCGTCATATGAGTTGTGGAGTACGATCGTCGGCTGGCTTCGTAGCCGTTTTCACTATCTACAAGCCTGAATAAGAAATCAGCTGTTGTTGTTCCATAATTTTTGGGAACATGTATGAATACCAACTTGCGATCCCACAGGGCATTGTTTGACGCCTTTTGTTCGGCTAGTCTGATTTTTTTAATTAAACTCACGAATTTTCTTTTTTATATACCTTTTCTTTCACTTCTCTCTTCATATCATCAAGAAGTTTTTTATTGTCTTCAATGTATTGCTTAGTTATGTCTCCAGTAGCTTGTCTTTTTGTGTTCTTATCAAAATGTAACGGTTTAGTCAGCAACTTGCTTACACCGGGGAGAGAACAAAGTGTGCACTCCTCCTGAACCTCTGACATTAGATGGTAGACAAAAAAATCTTCACCACAATTATTGCAATGATAATAATATTTTGGCACTATTTTACCATGTTAAGCAAGTCTTGTTCACTAATGTTTTTTTCATTAGAAACTCTAACTGTGGGCGGGTTTGTTACAACCAGCCCGTCTGTGCTTTCTACCAACTCAAAACCTCTTAAAATCGGCACTATGTCAAGCTCATTTAGCAATGATTCCTGAAGAGCCATCATAATAGATCCTAATGCTTGGTTTGACAACTTATGTGTTGTTTCGTTAACATCATTACCCATTGGTTCCATCCACTTTATTTGTGAGATACTTTACGTCTGATGCCACGTCAGACTTAAACCTTTTAAGCTCATTTCTAAGTGTGTATACTTCGTCACTAAACACACTGATTCTCTGTTGAAGACGTTGAATCTCCTTTTGTAGTTCTTTTACTGTAGCCATTATTTCTCCTTTATTCATTTCTAGCTTTAGTGATTTTTCCCCACTTGCAAGTGGAAAATCTTTTTGTTAATTCTTTTTTTAAATTTTCATATTCTGGATGTCCAGCACCATGAACTTCCATTGAAATATTTTTAATTCTCTTATCTAAGTCATGTTTAAATATTTGATCAAAAACCTCAAATTCACACCCTTCACAATCAACTTTTAAAAAATCAACGTAATCTATGTTATTTATTTCAAATATTTCTTTTATGGATATCTGTTCTACCGCGCACTTCGTTATAGAGTTGCTTGGCTTGGTGGACTTAAATCTTTCTTCAGAATTATAGCTTCCGTCACCGGAATAAATTGATTTATGTCCGCCTCTGTTGTCTCGGTTTTCACAAATTTTTACAATCGAATTATTGCCAATTACTCCCGCATTGAATAGTTTAACATTTTTAAATTTGCTTAAATTTGTTTCTGCTGCCTTGTAATTGTCTTCCATCAGCTCATATGCATATATATTGCACTCGGGATACATTTCGGCTGCTAAATATGAGAACCATCCGTAATTAGAGCCTATGTCTATAATATGAAGAGGATCCCTATCAAAACTAATATCTCGAAGAGAATAAGTATCGTCGTGGTAAACCTCTCTTTTAATTATTTTGTCCCACTGTGGATCCATTGCTTTACTCCCAGTCCTCAGAATTTATCGCCTTATCATCGATAAACAAATCATACACCGGCTTACCAAGTTTTAAATCATGATGTTTGGCTCCCCATTGAGTTAATTGTTTTTTGGTTACATCATACCAATCAATTCCAGTACCAGAACCACGTGCTGTCCAATATACAACAGTATTCCCTTCATCGTAAAATTTATTTGCTTTTGCAATATTCTCAATAATTGGTGTTGAATTACTGTAGTTTCTATCATCTGGTGTGTTTGCAATTGTTTCATCAATATCAATATAAACTATCATACTTTCTCCATAAAATCGTATAGTGGTTTTTTGTCATCACTAAGTTGTTCATAAAACTCTTTGGATATCTTAAATCTCTTTGAATAGGGCGATTGTTCTCCCTCATAAAATACCCCGGGACCGTAAGGCAACTGGGAAAGGCTTTGCGATAATTCATGATGAACTAAAAAATTCATTGTAAATAATATGCGAAAGCCGCTTTCTAAAGGCAGCCCCTTGTGGAAGCCGTTGGTGGTTGCTATAATCAAATCTCCATATCTCCCAGTAATATTTTTCACACTATTGGCACCGTATAGAAATTCTATTTCTTCATTTTCCCATCTTAATTTACTGCTCCAATTATTTGGCAGTCGACGGTGGGAACCCTCAACGTATGTAAACGGACCGTTATCAATCGTTACATCATTTAGATATGTAAAAAATTTCAAAATCTTAACTGGACTGTTAAAGTCACGATGAAATTGACATGTGCCAAACTCTCTAGAATTTTCACTAGCGCTATATCTTAAGTTTTGTGTTCCAAAGCCGGGAAAACACTTGAAGAATGAGGCAGCAATTGCTATTATCCGACTATCAGTAGCTAGCGAATTCAGACTTGTAACATTCAACAATGGCTGGTTTATTTGAGAATGTTGCCCCCCATGAGTTTGCTTGATTAATGCAGGATCCATGGATTGAAACGCTCGGTGGCAATCATCACGCGCAACATTCAAATTATCAATATCCCAAAAATTCTCTATCTTGTGATAACCGTTTTGATTAATGTTTTCTGCTACAGCATTTGATTCGGGTGTGGTGTATTTTTCCCAATCAGGTATCAGTTCTCGACGTTCTGTTATTCTGTCGTTATACCAATTAACCACGGTGCTGGCGCCTCTATAGAAAGATGCATCTGTTGGAGTCAACCATTTCATTTATATTAAATCCTCTGCTATCTTTTTACATAAATCACCAAACTGCTCTTGATATTGTGAGACTAAAATATCTCTATTATTATACCATGAGTTCAAAAAATCTTGATTAGTGGTTAGTTTTGTAAACAAATTGTTTAACTTAATATACCAGCTTTCATCATTGATGTCAACATTAAAGTTCATTAGATTATTTCTTTTAGAAAAATTGAGAACCTTATCTTGCGTTGAAAAATATACAGAAGGTACGTTCAAAGCTAAAGCTATCATTTGTCCGTGTCCGCGCATTGCAATAGAGCAACCTACATTTTCATAATATCTCAACAGCTCTAAGTAAGATTCTATACTTGAATATTTTTGGAAGTGGGGCTTGTCCCAGACTGATTCAAACCCAGCAAGATTAAACGGAAAATGCATGTAATCTTTTGGTGTGTGGGGCAAAATTTTTAGCCCGAATTCAGTTGGCATGCGTATTATTTTATTAAAATTTTCATTATTCAAAAATCTTCCTATCATAATATTTTGTCCGCCATTAAATGCTGGTTGTAAGACTTTATCTTTTCGCTGTACTTCTTCTACAGTCATGCGAGGATACTCGTAATCATAAATCAATCCGGGATCCGGTACTTCAAGTATTTTATTAAAAACAGAAGAATGTAAAATTTCTTTGGCGGAATCAAGGGAGCCGTCGTTTCTAAGAGAGAATATTCTTGAATTATTGACAAGAGAAGTCAAACCATCAACTCCTTTTTTAGTGAAACCCGCCACAGATCTAAAATAATTGATGCCAGCGCCAATAACATAAATTGGAATATCTAATTTTAATTCTTCGAAGATTTCATCATTGAATGGCAATTTCCAGCCCGTATAAGTATCATTAAACGGCCCGCCCTCAAGCAGTCCGCCACCACCTATAAATAACGCAGAACAACCCTCTAAACGCTCGTTAAATGTGCTTAATACATAATCTTTATTATTTTTACAATCTAAAAATCCGATTATATTAATTGGAACCCACTCAATTTTCTCTGGAATGAGCTTTGATACTTGGATACGAATATTATCTAGTGCAACCGTGTCTCCAATATTTGTCCCATAGGCGCCAAAGTGAGCAATTTTAAGCATGTTCTATTACCGCCAAAAGTGCTGGAGATTGCACTCCTTCTGTGAGATGTACGATTTTCATTCCGCAATTTTCCATCAGTTTTCTAAACGATCTTTCGCAAAAGTAATGATAGTGTCCATCATACTTCCCTTCATTGGGGGGAGTTAAGTCTCTTCGGCGCCCTTGTCCGTTCATTGCTACCAACAGCGGAACTTCTATGACAGCTCGTGAGTACATGATTTCTCCTAATTTTTTTATACTACTTTGAAGTTCTTGAATGTGTTCCAACACATGCCACATGAAAATAGAATCGAATTTTTCTTCACTTGGTAAATCCAATATTCCAACTTGCGTAGATTCAAAACCAAGTCTGCGACACTCTTCTACAAGCCTATCATCTAATTCTGCACATTTTATCTGTAATGATGGGAAATTAGTTTTTAAAGTTCCGGCAAATGTTCCAGCGCCGGCGCCTATATCTAAAATTTTCTCGTTGGCACTTAAGAATTGTTTTGAATAAGAAACTCGAATTTTACACATTTCTTCCCTGTTTTTGTGAAAAATTTCAGTTATTTTTCCATCAACTATTTCATTACTTCCTCTAAAGCCTTCTTCGTCGCGGTAGCAGTTTGTGTGGTATTCAATAGAATCTCCCTTATAGTCTCTATATACGTGACTACATTCTGAGCAAATGTATACATCTGTTTGGAGTGGCATGTATTCGCCGCCACAGCAATGACAATTCATATTTCCTCCGGATTCATAAAGATTGATGTTCCTGTCCATGAGCGACAATGATTCTTGTTAATATATGTTTTTTCGCTTGTTATCCATGGACGAATCATAAAAACCATAGCATCTCTAGTGTGTCCGGGGCGAGGTATAGATGCTCGGTGAGCAATATTGTTATCAAAAACGGCTATGGTTCCTTTTTTGCCAAGTATTTTAAAAGGATTATAGCCCTCATTAGCGAAAGCTCTTAATTGAGCCTCCGTTATTCTACTGTTATTTGGGGCACCGTTCCAATTTTTGTAATCAATTTTATGTGTTTGCATTTTCACTGCTTCTCCTTTTTTGTCGCATATTATTTCAAAAGCACCTGATTCTTCTACAACATCACTTAAGTATATCATAACCTTTATTATCTCTTTAGGGTTGTTGTCATAATGCCATATCCATGAAGCACGCTCGGGTGCTTCTCGGTATAAATTTTTGTACGCATATAAAGCCTCCATAACTACCGGACAGCCAAAAAGACTCTCTTCTAGTTGAGGGATAATCAGTTGAGCCAATTTCTCGAACTCGGGACAATCATGTATTTTCTGCAATCTAATGGCAAAATCAATCATAGGATCGCGAGGAATGTTTAAATTTGATATATCCTTCATTAAATCTTTATATTTGTTTTTCGCTTCATTAACTATGTCCATATAGTTGTCAGGAAGCTTTATCAAATCTTCTGGTGAGGGGGAGTCCGGACGCACTACATTATAATCAAAATCATATAAATTTAATTTGGGCGCGCCATATTGTGATGCTTGTTTGCATTTTTCATAATGCTCCGCGTAAGTTAACATGTCATTTCTCACTGTTTTCGTAACGATTTTTTAATTTTATTAAATCTTTATAATTTCCAGGATTTGTTATATTTTCAAAACTCATCAAATTTCCATACAATTGAGTTCTTTGAAACTTAGTATGATCATATTTCATTTTCACAGCATGTAAGGTATCTACCGATGGTTTGAATATTACAATGGAATTGTTTTTATTTGTCCTCACTACGCTATCACACCAATCCCAAGGAACCCACGTAGTATTGCTGCTAAAATCACTACTCCAATGTTCTTTTATAAATTCCCATTCAGGCTTAAATTTCAGAAGATGAGTGTGAATTGGAAGGGTGTCTACTGAGCTGTCTTTGTTTATATTTAGCAAATAAGTCAATACTTTTTCACGGATATCGGGATGCGGACTTATTTCATAATGAGAAAGATTTTTTTGAACAGCGGTAATAATTCTGTTTTCTTTAGTAATTTCAAATTTTTCTTCAAGAGTGGCTTTGAATTCAGCTCCATTCAAATATTCAACTAACTCTCTTGTAAGGGGAGTATCATGGCGATGAAGCCTGTAAGTGATGCCATAGCTCTCTATTGGGGTTCCCTTCCTTCCACTTGGAAAACTATCATTCTTGTAATGCCAGAGATATTCATCAATATCACTTGTACAACCGGGAAAGTTCTGGATACGATAACCTTCCGTGTGTAGCCTTCGAACCAATTCCTCGGTTGAGCCAATTTCTTCAAAATGAATTTGAGTATCAGACAAAACAGAACTAAAGTGTTCTTCTGATAAAAAGTCTTCTATCAAGACATGTTTAAAAGGTTCTGAATAAAAATCTGCTTCCTTAATCTTATTTGATAAATATGAAAATTGACTCACTTAATTTCTCCTTTATTGTTTGCAAAACTATGCTGCTCTTCTCCATATCCCAAGTTTGTGTAAATTGTATCTGGATAAAAATGGTTTATATGCTCCCACAACAATTGATGTTGATCAAGATAACTTTTTAGTATCACTTCTTGTTGTACGCCATGATAGCAGGCAGGGAAGCTATTTTTTCCGGATTCGAAGCCGTGATTGCCTCTTATTTGATATATCGGACCGTCCAACCCAACAAATGCAACTTCTCGACATTTTAGCGCACCAGCAAAAATAAGCATTCTTGCTCCAATCCCTATCTTACTATAAAAACGGGTGTGCATGCAAAAATATCTATCATAATCATCAAATGTGTGAGCAACCCACTTGTCATGTATCTCAAAGCCATAATGTGGCTTGTGCTTTTCTCTGTATTCGATAAAGTCCTTGGATTGCAAATCTACTTCTGGCATAATCATTGCCAGATCAACTTTCAAATCTTTCAACCTTGGATGCCTAAAAAAATGATTGCACGACCATATGTAATCATAACCATCAGAACTCCAATCAGTTTCTTTTGAAGAGGGACCGCCGGCAACAAAAAGAACCTTAGAGTCTTTATATTTTTTAAAATAATCTAAATTAGAATAAACAACATTAGAATCTGCCACAACAGACTTTACAAATTTTTTAAACGCGTGAGGGTTAGAATTTCTGCAATCATTGATTACCCAATCTGGAAATTTAGTAATCGCCCTGTGATGCTGAAATACATCGATATACACTAGTCCAATCCTCTCAGTTTTTTGCGGGCTGGGAGTTCACCATCATAAAGCCTTTTAACTCCATCGCCTAGGGCTACTTCTAACTCTCTAATTCCTTTAACAAGTTTTATTAGTCCTTGTGGTTCCAGCGAAGCTAGGTGATCTGAGCCCCACATAGTCCTATCTAGTGTAATGTGCCTCTCAACAATTGTGGCGCCAAGATAGACACTAGAAACTGTGGTTCCGAGCCTGAATTCATGTCCGCTATAACCAACCTCGCAATTATATCTATCTTTAAGTGTCTTAATGCACTGGAGATTTAATTCTTCCAAAGGCGCAGGATAAGTAGAATTACAATGAAGTAATGCAAATTCACAATCCTCCTCACGCATCCACCCAACTGCCTGATCAATTTCTTCAAGAGTGCTCATGCCTGTGGAGAAGATAACTTTTTTGCCACTCTTTGCACATCCTCGCATAAGTTCTTCATTTGTTAACATAGCGGAAGGAACTTTAATAAATGGTATATCATATTGCTCAAGAAAAGCTAAGCTGTCCATGTCCCAAGGAGAAGCAGACCATGCTATATTCTTTGTTTTACAATATTCATCAATCTGATCATATTCTTCTTTACCAAACTCAACTTTATATTTGTATTCAAGATAAGACATAGTTCCCCATGGTGTTTCACGAGGAACATTTTTTTGGTGTTCGGGAACACAAACATCTGGGTTACGTTTTTGAAATTTGACTGCATCACAACCAGATAGGGCTGCAATGTCAATTAATCTTTTCGCTGTATCAAGTGAGCCGTTGTGATTAATCCCAATTTCAGCAATAATATATGTATTCATTTACTTCTCCTTTAATGATTCAAGATATAATGTTTCACACAGTTCAAACTGCCATGGATAATCGATGTCTAGACATTCTCTCTCTTTCATTGGGTATAATTCAATGTCTCCGGGTTTTTGGAAATCTCCCATCCATATTCCGTCTTTGATTGGCTCCATTTTGCCAGCATATAAACAATGTGCAGCTTCATAAGTAGTCTCTACTACTTTTGTATTCATACAAGCTTCAGATTTGGGCCATGGAGTTTGTAAAACACCATCTTTATTCCAGAAATAGTTTTTCTTTTCCATGACTCCAAATAAGCCATCAGAATCTGTTTGCATATAAGCTTTCACAAAACCATCAATTGTTTCTGTTTCTAAAAAAGGAGTACAGCCATTAACCAAGATGCAATATTTAAATGGCAATTTGTTCCACCATTCGTACATGTCAGTCATGGGGGTGCCTTCTGAGTTTGCAGATTTTTCACTTCTTAAAAAGATATTGGCGCCACGATTATTGGCAATATCAACTAACTCTTGCTCATAAACAGAAACATAAAAATTTTCTCTAGGAATGAAATTAGAGTCAAGTACCTTCTGAATAGATAAATCAAATAGGGTAGTTCCCGCAAAAGGTTTAATCATTTTTTGCGGGATTCTCTGGGATCCTAGGCGAGCCTGAATGACTACGCATATATCTTCTAAACGCTTCATTAGTCTCCGCGGTGAATCCTGTGGCTATCACTGTCAAAATGTTGTGTTGAGAACTCGTAAAGGTATGAATCCTCTAAAGCGTACATTTGATGTCTTAAGCCAATCGGAACATAAAAATTTTGTCCTGCTTCTAGAATAATCTGTTTAGCTAACTCTGGATTATCTCCGTCACTGTATTTTACAATCATCTTTCCTGATTGAAGATAAAATACTTCGTCTTTCTTTTTGTGAAAGTGCCAAGAGCATTGCTTTCCTTTTTTAAAAAACAACAATTTGCCACAGTATTCTTCTTTGTTAACAATCCATTTTTCATATCCCCAGCCCTTTTCTACATACTTCATAGGCGGGTGTATAAGATGCTCTACCATACTGATTTTCCTCCATCTATAACAACATTCTCGCCAGTCATATATGAACTAGCATCCGAGCACATAAACACAATTGCGCCTTTGTATTCGTCTAAGCGAGACATTCGATTCATTGGAATGATATTTGTAAGCTTTTCAACAAATTCTTCCGGGTGATTATTATATACAGCTGTGGGGCTGATTGAGTTAACTCGAATGTTCTTTTCAGCAAAATATACAGCAAGATATTTTGTCATTCCTACAATAGCCCATTTTGCTGCTGAATATGTAATCGGCTTAACATTCTGCATATTGTCTTCAACCCCCTCTTGGCGGTATAGCCTTTGATCGGGCGCAATAACTCCAAGATCAGAAGCAACATTGAGAATGACGCCTCCTCCATTTTCAAGCATTTTGTTTGCTACTGCCTGAGAACAGAAGAATGTACCATTCATTGCCGCATCTACGCCCTCATTCCAATATTCTGGAGTCATGGTTTCAAAACGACTATCTGGCGTCAACCCTCCTCCCTTCTTTACTTTGGGATCTTTAGCGGCATTGTTGATTAAAATGTCTATTTTGTCGCACAAATCCACAACAGCCTGAACTGACTTGGGATCCGTAACGTCCATGTGGTATCCAACAGCACTGCCTTCTCCGTATTTATCGTTTAATTCAGAAACTTTTCTTTCTACACGATCTAAATGATGATCTGTAAGAATTACTGTTCCTCCAACTTCAATAATAGCTTCGGCATGTTTTGGACCGAGTAGTCCGCCGGCGCCAGTAATCATTGCTGTTTTTCCACTTAAATCAAAAGCATTACGTACGCTCATTATATAACTCCTTAAATTTGTTTATGTGTTTGTTGATTGTTTCTTCTTCCATTCCTGCATCTTCTCTAGCAGTTTGGAGGGTGTATAAACCATTATAACCCAGTTCGCTTAATTTATCAAATATTTTTACAAAGTCTGTGGCACCTGTTAATGGCTCTACCGTTTGGTTTTCTAAGTTTCTATCTTTCAGGTGAACATTGTTTATTTTTTCAATAAACATATGTAAATAAACCTCATGATCTGCTCCAACGGTTGTCATATTTCCGGTATCGTATGTGAGATAAAAATTCTCTCCCATATAAATTATGTCAGCAATGACATCCATCTGATCTTCAATCTCAAAGGAAAAATTTAATTTTTTATATCTTTGAGAAAACTCTTGCATTTCTAAAGTAAACTTTTCTCTTTTTTTCCAATTTGATAAATTAGAATCCTCTAAAATTGGAATCGTTATTGTTTTTATTTTATTTTTAATTGCGGCTTTACAGATAGGATTCAAGTTTTCTTCTAAAAAGTCTGTTTCTGATATCCTTTCATCCACCAGATTATCAGCACAAATAGAGCTAATTGAATAATCATTCAGTTCCTCTGTAAAAATTGGATTATTGTCGAAAGATTCTTTTGTTACAATCCATTCGATATGATTTAATCCAAGCTTGGGAAGCAAATTGAATTCTCTCTGCCAATCAGTTGGGGTATCTTGAAAGCCCTCAATAGGCGGAGACAGTCTTCCTTGTATAATTCCTATTTTCATTTAAATATTAATCCTTGTCAGTTGTATTTCATTTGATATCATTTCTCCATCAAAACATATCGAAAATACAATATGTTTTGCTATCTCTTCTGGATCGATGAAAGTGTCAAAATCTTGATTTTTTACTTTTTTACCCATCTCAGTCTGGATAGAACCCGGAGAAAAACAGAATGAACGTATATTTTTTGTTCTATATTCATCGTGTATTGCCCTTGTAAGCCCAAGTAGGGCGTGTTTTGAGGCACAATACACAGAAGTATTCTTGAAGCCGCTGTAGGACGAGGAAGAGCCAATATTCACTATCCTTCCCCATTCATTTTGAACCATGTTGTGCATAAATTTTTGTGTCAATAAAAAGGGCGCTCGAACATTTACTTCAAAAGATTTATTAAAATCTTCAATTTTAGTATTGTCCAGAGACTTAACAACAAAAATTCCAGCGCAATTAACGAGAATATCAATATTATCAAATGCTTCCATTGCGGCAGATGCAAGATTTTCCACATCTTTAACTTTTTCTAAATTAGCTGACATACAATAAATTTTCTTTTCGGAATCGATTTTTGATAATAATTGTTCTAACTTCTTATCGTTTGTTCCAGTCAAAAATAAATTGCATCCGTGCTTAGCGAACTCAAAAGCAATACACTCGCCGAGTCCACCGGTGGCGCCAGTAATTAAGACATTTTTGTCTTGCAATATGGAAAGCATCTTATTCATGTAAACTTCTAAAAATATCTAAGTTTATCTGCAATTGCTTTTTCTTCTATAGAAAACGTTTTCATTCCAGTTCCCGTAATCTTGACTGCTCTACGGATTTCTGAAATCATATTATTCAAATCGTCTCCTTCGATTGATGCTGACTGATCTGAACCATACATTTCCTTATCTAA